AGAGTTCCATACCTTTGAGTTTGATATATCAGAGCAAGAGAAGGAGGATCTCATTAAGAAGATGGCTACCTATTGGGCTTATTGCAATACCGATACGCTGCCTGAAGCTGAAACCATTGAGCAAACCAAGGTCATTTACCCTGGAGATAATGCTGGTGTCATCACAGCTACTCAACAGGTCGAGCAAGTAGTTAACCAGTTAAAGCAAATCAAAGGGCAGATTAAGCAGCTTGAGGAGCTTGAGGAATCTCTTGAGGTATCAGTACGCAACGCCATGGGAGAGAACGCAGAGATCAGATCCTTTGATGGTAATACCTTAGTGACCTGGAAGGCATCAAAGAGTTCTAAGCGCTTCTCATCTACTTTATTTCATGAAAAGTTTGTTGTCGAGCAGCCAGGTTCACGGAGGTTCTTAGTTAAATGAATAGCATAGACATAGCAGTATGGCTTATGGCTGCCAGTTCAGTCGTTGACTTAGTAATTACTTTATCGGAGATGATCCATGTCTAACATAGTTCCGTTTCAAGAGATGCAAAGCATGGCTGAAGCGATAGCCAAGTCAGGGTTATTTGGCATGAAGGATACCAATAGCGTGCTGGCGTTGATGGCAGTAGCTCAGAGCGAGGGCTTGCACCCTGCCACGGCTGCCCGTGACTTTCACATTATCCAAGGCAGACCAGCACTTAAAGCAGATGCAATGCTGGCACGCTTTCAAAATGCAGGTGGAAAAGTAGATTGGAAGGAATATACAGATGACAAAGTTACAGGAGTTTTTTCACATCCCAACGGGGGTGAGCTTGCGGTTACATGGACTATCGAGCAAGCAAGCAGAATCGGCTTGGTCAAGCCTGGATCTGGATGGCAGAAGTTCCCCAGAGCGATGCTACGAAGCCGTTGTATTTCAGAGGGGATTAGATCAGTTTTCCCTGGTTCTGTTACAGGCTTCTACACTCCAGAAGAAACTGAAACTTTCACCCCGCCCAAGGAGCTTGGACAAGTAGAGGTTGTAACGCCCATATCAGTAGGCAGCGCCATCAATCTAAATGACATCATTGAAGATATACCCGATGGCATCCCGCTGTATGTTCCTAATTCAGACAGCGCTTACGCTACCTATACCAGCATCGCTGATTGGATGGATGGCTTTGTGGATCTTGCCAAGCGCATTTATGAATCACCAAAGTTAGATGATCGCACTAAGTTAGAAAAGCACAACGCATTAAGAGATTGCAATGCAGCATATATGAAATCATTTAATGGTAATCAAACCGCTAAGTTGTTAGAGAAAATAGCACAATCAAGAAAGGTAAGTCATGGCTAATGGTCACATCGCCCAGATGGGCAAAGGAGTATTGTTTCAAAATGATAAGAAAACGCATGAGCGCTCACCTGATTGGAAGGGTACGCTATTGCTCTCTGAGGACTACAAGGCAGGGCAGACTATCAAGATCGCTGGATGGACTAAGAACACCCCCAAAGGGCAGTTGATTAGCCTATCTGAAGATAACTGGAAACCACAGAATAACCAAGCATATCCAAAGGAGGTCAATCGTGTTGAAGATGGCGATGTTCCTTTTTAGTCTTATGATTGCTATAGCACCAATAGCCCAGGCTGAACCTACTAAATGCGTTGTCATTAAAGGCGGTGGTTTATGCTGTTGGAATCCTGAAACCGATGGTTACTACACGCCACTAGCCTGTCTATGATCTTTATGAGCTTGCCTTTCCCTCCCAGTATGAATACCTACTGGCGTAACTTTCGGGGAAGGACAGTCATCAGTAAAGCAGGGCGTGAGTTTAAGGCAGCAGTAGCCGATTATGTTGTTGAGTACCGAGTACCTAAACTAGGAGAGAGTAAGTTGCGGATTTCAATGGTGTTGTTTCCCCGTGATAAACGGAAGATTGATATTGATAACCGCATCAAATCAGTACTAGATGCTTTGCAGGATGCTGGCGTATTTGACGATGATTTCCAAGTGGATGAGCTATCTATTGTGAGAGGTAAAACAATTAAAGGTGGCGCAATCCGTGTGATTATTGAAGAAATATCCTCCTCAAATTCAAATGAGAATCCTCCAACGGGGGATAGTTAGGTGGGTGACGGCTGGCATCTTTTTGAATAACCAGCCACTAACAAGGGGATAACATGAAACAAGTACCATATAAAACCAGGACAGGCGTAGAGATCGGATCTAATTACCATCCCGATATGCGACCAGAAATATGTGATGACATGGAGCTAATCCAGTCTGTGTTGCTAGGAAACTACAAATCTGTTCGCAGGAAAAACTTTGAGATGTCTTTGTATTTTATAACGCTTATTGGCGTTCTTTGGGCTGCCGTTGTCTTTGCAAGATGATTGTCTTTCTTTCTGAACTTGATACTTATGAGATAGCCTGGGCTGCATCAGGGCGTTGTCAGTTTAAGAAGGATGCTGGCATCAAGAACAGCAAGCGGGTAGATCAACAACGGGATGACTACCAGATAACTAGAGAAGGATTGACGGGTGAATGGGCGGTAGGTCAAGCGCTCAAACTTCCTGTAAATTTGGAAAATTATTTGGGGGGTGATCCAGGATGGGATTTTGAATATAAGGGCTTGAGGGTAGATGTCAAGACTACCCGTGCCAAGTTCTTGCTGTTTCAAAACCTAGACAAGTTTGTAGCCGATGTTGCTGTATTGGTTCGCTATGTCAGAGATGACCTGGTTCAAATCGTTGGCATTATTAGCAAGGATAAGTTTAAGCAGAACTGCCAGATCCGTAACCTAGGCTATCAAGATAACTACACCATTAGCGAGGACAAGCTCTCGCCCATAGAGGATTTAATTAACTATGAACCATGTAACAAAGCAGCAGCTTATTGATTTCGAGAAGGAAGTAGAGAAGCATTGGGAGGAAGGTGATCTTCCCTACTTGATTCATTTATCAGGTGGCAATGAGGACTTTTTGATTGATCTATTTAAAGAGGACATTAAAGATGGAGATTGGATTTTCAGTACTCATCGGAATCATCATCACGCTTTACTTTCTGGAGTACCCGCAGATGAGCTTATGGCACATATTTGCGGTGGCAATTCTATGTTTGTGTATGACCGCAGTCGTAATTTCTTTACTTCGTCTATTCTTGCTGGTACTTGCGGTATTGCAGCAGGTGTAGCTTACGCTTTAAAAGAATCAGGTAGCGAGAACTGGGTGTACTGTTTCCTGGGTGATGGCGCAGAGGAACAAGGGCATTTCTATGAAGCGATCATGTTTGTAGAAGGTCAGGATCTTCCTTGTATGTTCATTATTGAGGATAACAACAGGTCTGTGGACACTACTTTTGTAGAACGCAATCCTAATAAGTTTAAGTTTGAGATGCCAAGCTGCGTAATCCGTGATGAATACAAGCCTACTTACCCTCATGCTGGCAACGGCACTAAAAAACATATTGTCTTTAAGGAGCGCAAATGAGCTACAAGGATGCTCTAATCCATGCCAATACTGTTTTGGCTGCTGATCCCAAGGTTCGGTTTATTGGATATGGTTTACAAAAAGGCAGAGCGTTGGGTACGCTCAAGAATGTACCAGACGAGCAAATCATTGAGATGCCAGTAGCCGAGAATCTTATGCTTGGTATGGCTATTGGTTTGTCTTTAACAGGGCTAAGACCAGTTGTATTTATTGAGCGCATGGACTTTCTAATGAACTGCATGGATGCGCTAGTCAATCACTTGGATAAGATAAAGAGCATTAGTAAAGGCGAATTTGATCCTGCTGTCATCATTCGTTGCATTGTTGGCAATGTCAAAAAACCTTTATACACGGGTGCTACGCACACTCAAGACTTTTCTAATGCTTTGCGAGATATGATTGATATTCCTGTTTACCAGCTATTAACAGAAAGCATGGTAAACAAAGGGTATGAATTATTAGATGCCCGTAAGGAATCGGCAATCTTAGTGGAATACAAGGATCTAATATGAAACACAATAAGTACAGCGACTTTAAGATATTTCATTTTCCAGAAAAGCTAAATTCTTTTTTGGAGGAGGAGGTTACAGCACCCCTATATGTCAGGGTTAAACCAATTAACTTATGCAACCACGGGTGCTTTTTCTGCGTGTATAGCACGGGCTTTAGGGTTAAGGATGGCGCTGAAGTAGATCATGTCATCAGCGGTATGCACGAAGATATGAAAGAGCAAGACACCATCCCTACAGAAAAGATGATGGAAATTCTTGATGACTTCTATCGTATGGGCGTGAAGGCTGTTACTTATTCTGGTGGCGGTGAACCCTTAATGCACCCAGACATTGTGCCAATCATGCAGCGCACTTTAGACCTAGGCATTGATTTATCCATCATTACTAATGGTCAGAACTTGGTCAAGAATAGGGCTGCTGTACTTGCTAAAGCTAAGTGGGTAAGGGTGTCAATGGATTACACCAATGGCGAGCAAATGAAGCGCTTTAGGAATGTACCTGAAAAGAGTTTTGATAGCGTAATCAAGAACATACAGAACTTTGCTAAAGTAAAAAATAAAGATTGTGACTTAGCAGTAAATTACATTGTTCACAAAAATAATTGCGATAACCTCTATGAATTTACCGAAATACTTAAATTTGCTGGCGTTGAGAATGTCCGTTTTTCTCCTATGTACACGCCTGAATTTTATACATACCATGCTGAAATTGCGGAGAAGGTTAATTCGCAGCTTGCTCAAATTCAAAATTTGGTAGATGGCAACTTTACGGTGAACTCGACCTATAACATTGAACCAGGTAGCTCACACAGCAATGTTAGGTCTTATAAGAAGTGTTACATCATGCAAACCGTTCCTGTAGTGGGCGCTGATCTTAATGTTTATGCTTGCCACAACAAAGCGTATGACAACACAGGCTGCATAGGATCACTCAAGGATAAGAGCTTTTATGATCTTTGGTACAGCCAAGAAACCAAAGACTATATGGCATCATTTAATGCTAAACACCGTTGTATGCACGAATGTAGTAATGATCGAAAAAATATCTTTATCAACAATGTAGTAGATGCCAGTACGGACAATTTTATTTAAGGGGATACCATGTCAGAAAACAAACCAACTAAATTATTTATAGCCACGCCCATGTATGGTGGAATGTGCGCTGGATTTTATACGCAGTCAGTATTAACCCTATCCAATGTATGTTCTCAACATAATATTGGATTGTCATTTAGCTTTATGTTTAATGAGAGTTTGATTACACGGGCGAGAAATGCGCTAGTGCATCAATTTTTAAAGTCAGACAGCACTCACCTCATGTTTATTGATTCAGACATCAAGTTCTTTCCAGAGCATATTGTTCCGATGATCCAGGCTGATAAAGAGATTATTTGCGGAATCTATCCTAAGAAAGAAATTAATTGGGATAGCGTTAAAAAAGCAATGGACAACAATGTTCCTAGAGAAAATTTAAAAAATCACACAGGCAGCTTTGTAGTCAACCTGGTGGGATATGCTGGTGAAGTTACTGTACCTATCAAAGATCCTGTAGAGATTTTTAATGGCGGTACAGGGTTTATGTTAATTAAGCGTGAAGTGTTTGAACAGATGGGCGAGAAAGTGCCAAGCTATACCAATGATGTGGGTGATCTAAGTGGCACAATGCAGCAACAAGATAAGATTAAAGAGTTCTTTGCTACTTCTATTGAACCTGAAACCAATCGTTTATTGTCTGAAGATTATCATTTTTGCCGTGAATGGCGCATGATGGGCGGTAAAGTCTGGGCAGCGCCTTGGTGTCAGCTTGCTCATATTGGCACTTATGCGTTTGAAGGTCAGCTTATTCCATCACCATAAAGATCACACGGCAGTTAAGCCGACATTCAAGGATGCAACAAGTGGGGGTTTTTTCGGCTTTCCACCCCACGGTTAGCAGTTGCCAAATTGATGCCGTACCTATCTCTTGGACTTACGCTTTGTTTTTCTTGCCGTCTTTTTAGACTTACGAAATGCTGATTCTGTGGGCGCTCCTTTTGATCCAGGCTTACGCATTTTCTCGCCCGATCCCTTACGGATACGCTCACGCTTTTTATGGATATTGGCATACAAACCAGCTTTCATCTACACCCCCATCTTTTTCTAGCAGCTTTTCCTCTTTCACCTTTCCAATTTTTAGAACGGGCGCAAAATGATTTATGCCGTGGTCCTGACTTGGTTGGCGCTTTCAGCTTCGATCCTGTTGCTTTATTGTATTTCCTTCTGCCTTTTTCTGTTAGACCACCGCCACGGGAAGCAGGTAATTTTTCCCCACGACCAACAGAAAGATTAGTACTCTTAGGCATTTTGGATCATCTTTTCAGCATAAGTTTGAACAGTAGCAACTCTATTTAACCATCCTTTTTCAAACCTTGCTTGGTTTAATCCTTGATAAAACTTTTTCTTTTCTTCAGTAAACTTGTCCAGTAACTCCAATGGATTAGCTTGCTTAATAAGGGCTTGGGTAATTGATCCAAGCACTCCGTCTGGATCTGCTCCGACTGCTTTTTGCAGCGTGATGACTGCTCTCCTGACACCCGAATTGACAGCAAAGTCGAATACAGCATAGTCCACCCCCTTTGGGTAAATTTCACATCCAGCAGGATTCCAGTACTTTCGCTTGTAAAACGGCTTAACCATCAGCGGAGTTAAGTCTTTGATCTCCTGCACGCCTACTGGTCTATTAACATACTCAGACCAGGCTTTTAATGTTACGCCTAAATTTGTAGCTCCGCCTTGATCTTGGGGATCGTCAACAAATTTTCCTTCGCTCTGAAGAACTAAATCTACTGACTTTTCAAAGTTGTCTTTCATTTAGTTACTTTGTCGTACTGGTCGTAACAGGCTTCAAGGGCTGTTCTAAGGATGTCTGCACGGGCAGCTTCCCTTGTAAGAAAGATTGCATCCTCGGCATAAAGGGATCGCCCAGAGCAACTTTGTCCATCTGCGGGTATCTCTGCTGGTCTGGCGGTGCGCTGGCGCAACTCGCTAATAGCATCAATGAGCTTATTGTTAATACCAGCAATTTGAGCATCTTTAGTTCTCCTGATCTGATCTGTTTCAACTTGGTGTTCTTGTTCTTTCTTACGGGTAGTTTGTTCTTGCTCTAGCTTGTAAGCATTAAAGTTAGCTTTCTCTAGCTTATAACCTAGACCAAAACCGCTGCCAAATGAGATCACCAAGGCAACGGCAGCACCAATTAAGACATAAGGATTTAAGCCAAACATATCAATCTCTCATTGGTTGACTAGTTATAAAACGGAGTATAGCCACAACAATGCCGATAACCACAAGCAGTACACCGTAATACTGAGGATCAATGATATTTTGCAGATAAGAGAAATTGTCATACAAAGCACCTAAGATCACCAAAAGAAACGAGAACCACATAGTCCTCGATTTCCACATGGATTTTTTTCGTCTGTTATAAACCTTCGCCTGGCGTAACATATACTGTTGCATTACCAGATGCTACGATAGCGGATACATAAAATATATATCCACCTTCAGTAGTGGCTATGCGTGGTGCAGTAAAAATGACGGTTTGATTGTTGTGCAAAATAGTACCGTAATTAGGTGTTCCAGCAAGAGGAATGGCAACATTGGATGTGGCTGTAGTACCGCAACGAATAAATACCTCGACAGCCGTACCATTGTGGATACGAAGTTGATTGCATGGGGAATCGGCTGTTACAGCTACGGTGTTAGCGGATGTAGCTACATTTATTCGAACCGTTTTGCCCATCTCTTGAAATGGGATATTGTTAGCCATTTAGCAAATGTCCTTACCGCCAGCGTTGCCAGGCTTGGTTGTTGAAGAATCTTTGGTGTCGCTATTGCGATCAAAATTCCATACAGCCGTATAGCCTGATGGTGGGCGTTTGCCTGGGATATGGTAATTTACACCGCCAGCGCTGCCATCACGGGGTAGCTGTGGGCGTACTGATTTAGCAATCTGTTGATTAAGATAGCTCGGTCTTTTCGCTTCTTTCATTATTTTTCTCCTTGATATTGACTACAAGATAACTGAATACTACGAATATGGCTAGTGTTGTCACTCTTTCCCACATTGGATTCCACATTGTCCAACCGCACATAACGCTCGATGCCAGTAAAGCCAATA